CTGAAGGCACAACGCCTCACCCAGACTTCCCTGTGGGCATCCGTGGCCGTGTGGTTGGCAAGATGAACGCGCCAATCAACTACGAGCTGTTGTGGCAAGACTGGATGGCAGAGAACTCAGACAAAGCATCACCACGCCGCGCATTTGAGTTGAGCAAGCCCATCGTCAGCGTCACCCAAGAGCTGGTCGACAGCATCGGGCCAATCGTTCAAAAGAACATCAGCTCGGACAAGCAAGCACGCCTCGCGGCTGACTTTGCTGCCAACAACTGGAAGACATCGGACGATGCCAAGAAGGACGGCGGCGTATCTCCGCAAGAGTTCTTGGATGCGATTGACAACTCACCAGCCAAGAACGTGCTGGGCAAGTACACCCTGTCTGAGTTGAAAAAGGGCATTAAAGACAAGACCATGAAGGTCTACCAGCTCGGCGATGGCCAAGCGTTTTTCTTGCTCAAGACCGAAGGCGAGCGCGTCATCTTGGACACTTGGGTGGTGAATGAGCAGGGCGCGAACGGCATTGTCGAGCCAGCCATCATGCTCAAGGCCATCAGCGAAGGCGCAAACGAGGTGAGCAGCTACGCCGTCAAGAGCGCCGAGTTCCCACAAGGCTTCTTGCCAACGCTGTACAGCGCCTTTGGCTTCACAGAAAACGGCAAAACACAGCCGCTTTCTAAGCTGAAACTTACAAGCAAACAACTCGCTGACACGGTAAAATACTGGACAGAGAGCAACACAGGTTTTGACGCTGCCAACGGCATGCCAGAACTTGTCACTATGGAGTGGAAACATGGAAAAGAACAAAGAGAAGGCATCATCGAGCGCTATCTCCAAGGCGGCTTTGCAAGCCTTTACACAGGAGGAGTTGACGCAAATGCCGAAGCAGCTTCGTCTGAGTTTGATGACGATAATCAGCAGCAGGTTGAACAGACACGACTTGCCAACGCCATCGAAAGAGGAGTTGCAGGGTATCAAGAAAATGCTGCTCAACCACTTGACGCAGCCGCAACTCAACGAGTTGTCCAATCGATTGCCAGCCTAACTGACAACGAACTCAAGAACCTCGGCCTGACTCCAGAAGACAGAGCTGCGGTTCAAAAGGTCATCGGCCAAATGGCTGGCGTGTTGAATCAACGCGCAACACCTCAAAGCCTCGCAGAGAAATCTCGCGCAGAATCATCGGCCAAGACTGGTTTGCTCAACCAGACAAACCGTGGCGGCTTTGCGCCAAGCACATTGACCACCATCCTCACCAAAGAAGCCGACTACTCAACGCTGCACCATGAGACTGTCCACTTCATCGTGGAGGTGTACACGCGCATCGCGCAGCAAGAGAATGCGCCAGCTCAGATCGTTGCTGACTTGGAAGCGCTCATCAAGTTTGGTGGCGTTGACAGCATCGAGCAGTGGCTGGCCATGAGTTTGGAAGAGCGCCGTCCAGCGCAAGAGGCAATCTCATACGCCTCGGAGATTTACTTCTTTGAGGGCAAGGCTCCAAGCGTTGAGCTTGAGTCCGTGTTTGACCGTCTTGCTCAATGGATGCGTGACATCTACACATCAATCGTGGATGAGCTGAACGCCATGTACAAGCAAGAGTTTGGCAAAGACCTGCCAATCTTGAATGACGAAGTGCGCTCTGTGTTTGATCGCATGCTGGCCAGCGATAAGCAAATCCAGCAAGCGCAGGAAATCCGCGACATGGTTCCAATGTTCCAGACTCAAGAAGAGTCAGGCATGGATGACGCGCAATGGCAAGCCTACAAGGCGATGGCCGATGAGGCAGACCAAGCTGGCGTGATGGACTTGACCAAGGCATCTCTGCGCCAAATGAAATGGCTCGACAACGCACGCAGCAAGCTGCTCAAAGAGATGCAGAAGAAGACCGCAGCCCAGCGCAAGATTGTGCGCGAGCAGGTCGAGGAAGAGGTCAACAACGACCCTGTCTACATGGCAATCAACTTCCTCAAGCGCGGCGAGACAAAAGATGCTGACGGCAACCCTATCAAGGTGACGCAGGGCCACAAGCTCTCGTTGGCCGAAGTCAAAGCTCTCTACCCAGAGAGCGACACTGGCCTTGCCGCAGCACCCGACTTCACCACGCTTGGCTATGGCAAATACGGCATGTTGGGCGAGCAGGGCATCTCACCTGAGTTGGTGGCTGGCATGTTCGGCTTCCAGTCTGGTGACGCTCTGGTTCGCTCGCTGGTGGATGCCAAGCCGATCAAAGAAGAGATCGAGGCTCGCACCGATCAACGCATGCTTGAAGAGCATGGCGACATGTACGACCAGAAGACCGTGGATGCTGAAATCGAGAAGGCGCTACACAACCAAGCACGCGCACGTTTTGTGGCCGTAGAGCTGCGTTTCTTGGCCAAGGCGACTGCTCCTGTGCGCCTGATGTTGCAAGCCGCCAAAAAGGCTGCAAAGCAGATCATCACCAACAAGAAGGTCGGCGACATCAATCCACGCGAATACTCAATCGCTGAAGGCCGCGCATCAAAGCAAGCCACTGCCGCCATGAAAAAGGGCGACAGCTTGGCCGCGCAAAAGGCAAAGCAACAGCAACTGCTCAACAACCAGTTGACATCGCAAGCGATGGAGGCCAAGGCTGAAATTGAAAAAGCCATCGATGGGTTCCGCAAGCTGTTCCGCTCTGACGAGAAGATCGCCAAGGGCCGCAACATGGACTTGGTCAACGCCGCTCGCGCCATCCTTGGCTACTACGGCATTGGCCCCAAGGGCAAGTCGCCGCTCGACTTCATCGACACGCTGCGCTCTTACAACCCAGACTTCTACGCCGACATCGAGCCTTTGATTCTTGAGGCTGCAAGCGGCTCCAAGCCATACACCGAGATGACGCTCGATGAGTTCCGCAGCTTGAACGATGCCATCAGCTCGCTGTGGTTCCAGTCGAAGCGCGAAAACGAAGCGATGATCGAGGGCCGCATGGTTTCCATCGAGCAAATTCGCGGCGAGCTGGTTGGCCGTCTTGAAGAGATAGGCATCCCAGTGGTGGTGGCTGGCGAACAAAAGCCGTTCACCAAAAAAGAAAAGTTCATGAAGCGCCTGTTGAACATCAAGGCGATTGGTCGCCGTGTTGAATACTGGGCAGACTCGATGGACGGCTCCGCAGGTGGCAACGCTTTCACGCAGTACATCTGGCGACCAGTGCGCCACGCGCTAGACAACTACCGCATTGACCGCAACAAGTACGTCAGCCAATACGTTGACATGGTCGCAAAGCTCACGCTTGGCAAAGGCAAGATCGATGCAACCGAAGAGATTGGCTACACGTTTGGCGATGAGAACGGCGGCAGCGGCAAGGCTGAGTTGCTGGGTGCAATGCTGCACATGGGCAACGAGTCCAACTTCAAGAAGCTGTTGGTCGGCCGTGGCTGGGGTTCAATCAACCAGAACGGCGTGCTGGATGCATCGCGCTGGAATGCGCTCATCAACCGCATGATCGCTGAAGGTCACCTCACCAAAGCCGACTTCGACTTCTTGCAGTCGGTGTGGGACTTGAACGAGGAAATCAAACCGCTGGCCCAGAAGGCTCACCACGACATGTTTGGCTACTACTTCAAAGAAGTCGAGGCCACGCCATTGGTGACACCGTTTGGCACTTATCGCGGCGGCTATGTCCCAGCAAAGACCGACCCAGACATGGTGCGTGACGCGCAAAAGAACGCCAAGATGGAGGCGCTGGAAAGCGACTTCCGTCAGGCCATGCCAAGCACTGGCCTCGGCTTCACCAAGGGTCGTGTTGAGTACAACAAGCCACTGTCGCTCGACCTGCGCGTGATGACCAAGCACATCGATGACGTGATTCGTTTTGCTCATGTGCAGCCAGCCATCAAGGACGTGCTGAAGATCATCCGCAGCCGCGACTTTGCAGACAACCTGTCTCGCATCGACTCAGAGGTTGTGGAGGGTATGTTGTTGCCGTGGCTCAACCGCGCAGCTCGCCAGATCACAAGCGAAGCTGGCATGAACTCATCCATCGACAGCTTCTGGCGCACCGTGCGTCAGCGCACTGGCGTGGCCATCATGTTCGGCAACTTGACCAACGCGCTGCAACAGTTCACTGGTCACTTCTTGACTGGCGTGAAAGTTGACAAGAGCAACATGAAGGCTGCTTTGGCCATGTACATGAAGAGTCCAAACTCTGTGACTCAGGGTGTTGTTGAGGCTTCCAAGTTCATGGAAGACCGTCTGAAGAATCAAATCTTTGACATTCAAGACAACCTCAACCAGTTACTGCTCAACCCCACAAAGTTTGAGAAGGTGCAAGCATGGACAAGCCAACACGGCTACTTCTTGCAGACCGCATTCCAAAACCAAGTGGACATCGTTGCATGGGTTGGCGCGTATAACCAAGCCATCGAGCAGCTTGGCTCTGGGTATGACGATGCCGAGGCTCACGCCGAAGCCGTCCACCGCGCTGACGCTGTTGTGCGTATGACTCAGTCGAGCTTGACCGCAGAAGACAAAGCAGCCTTTGAGGTTGGCACACCGTTCATGGCCACGTTGCTTCAGTTCTCTGGCTACTTCAACATGATCGCCAACTTGAACGCCACGGAGTTCACAAAGATTTTCCGTGACCTCGGCTGGCGCGGCCACAAGGGTATGCTGTTCCAGAAGTACCTGCTGGGCTTTGCCTTGCCAATGCTGGTGGCCGATGCCATCGTTCGCACGCTTGGCGGCGGCTGGGATGACGAAGACGATGACGGCTACCTTGACGAGTTCATGGAGTGGTTCTTTGGCTCTCAGATTAAGGGCGCTGTCGCTGTTGTCCCAGTCGCTGGCCCAGCAGTGTGGTCACTCACCAACGTGGCCAACGACAAACCCTACGATGACAAAATGTCATCAAGCCCAGCCGTGTCTACGCTCGAAGGCTCTACCTTTGGCGTGGCCAAGGCGGCAATCAACCTTGTCAGCGATGACAAAGAAGTCACAGGAAAGAACGTAAGGGACGTTCTTACTGCAATCAGCTTGGCCACTGGTGTGCCAGTCGCAGTGCTTGGTCGACCACTCGGCTACGCTGTTGACGTGAACCGTGGCAAAGTCAATCCAACCAGCAGCGCAGACTATGCTCGCGGCCTCATCACAGGCAAGGCGAGCGAAGAGTCTGTCAAGAAGTAAGGTGACCGTAACTATGCAGCCAATGTTTAGCCTATTCAAAATCCAGCAGGAGCCACGTCCATGACGATCAGTTCAACAAACCGCAGGGCTGGCCCATATTCGGGCAACGGCTCTCAAACGGCCTTTCCGTTTTCGTTCAAAGTCTTTGAAGCAGCCGACATGCTTGTCGTCAAGGTGGAGGTCGCGACCAACATCGAAACGACTCTGGCGTTGACCACCGACTACACAGTCGCACTGAATGCCGACCAGAACTCAAACGCTGGCGGCACAGTTAATTTGTTGACCGCTCTGCCAAGCGGCTACAAGATGGTCATCAGCTCGAAGGTCGCGTACCTGCAAGAGACTGACCTGACCAACCAAGGCGGCTTCTATCCAGAGGTCATCACTGACGCGCTTGATCGCTTGACCATTGAAGCTCAACAGCTCAAAGAAGGTCTTGACCGCGCAGCTCAGTTGCCAATCACAAGCTCTGCCGATGCTGCCGCACTGGTTGCAGACATTGTGCGAATTGCAGACAGCGCCGACAACCTCGACACCGTTGCAACAAACATCGATGACGTGAACACGGTTGCAGATGACATTGCAGACGTGACCACCGTGTCTGGCATTGCAGCCAACGTGACGACTGTTGCAGGTATTGCATCCAACGTCACGACTGTGGCTGGCATCGCTGCAAACGTCACAAGCGTGGCTGGCAACGCGACCAACATCAACGCCGTGGCTGGCAACGCCACAAACATCAATGCAGTCAACGCAAACAAAACCAACATCGATGCTGTTGCAGGTAATGCAACAAACATCAATGCGGTGAATGCGAACAAGACAAACATTGATGCCGTTGCTGCAAACGAAACAAACATTGATGCAGTTGCTGCGAATGAGACAAACATCGACACGGTTGCTGGCATCAATGCCAACGTCACCACAGTTGCTGGCATCAGCTCTGATGTGAGTGCTGTTGCCGCTGACGCAACTGACATCGGCACTGTGGCCACAAACATTGCTGACGTGAACACAGTGGCTGACAACATTGCCGATGTGAACACTGCGGCAGACAACATCGCCGCAATCATTGACGCGCCAAATCAAGCAACAGCCGCATCTAACAGCGCGATTGCCGCCGCTGCAAGCGCTGCCGCCGCTGCCGCATCGTATGACTCATTTGATGATCGCTACCTTGGCAGCAAGACAAGCGACCCAACTGTTGACAATGACGGCAACCCGCTTGTGACTGGTGCGCTGTACTACAGCTCGACAGAACAGGCTATGAAGGTCTATGACGGCGCGACATGGATTCTTGCAAGCTCTGCTGGCGCTGCATCCATGAACGTGTTCAAGTTCGTGGCAACCGCAGGTCAAACGACATTCAGCGGCGCTGCTACTGTCGGCGGCACATTGAGCTACACAAGCGGCAACATCATTGTGTTTTTGAACGGCGTTGCACTTGATGCTGCCGACTACACCGCGAGCAATGGTACAAGTGTCGTGCTTGGCGCAGCGGCTGCTGCCAACGATGAGATCGTGATTGTGGCATTCAAGTCATTCACCGTGGCTGACACATACTCGCAGACTGCTGCTGATGCTCGCTTCTTGAATAAAACGAACATCACCGCTGGTAAGGTTCTCGGTCGTGACACATCTGGCTCTGGTGCGGTGCAGGAATTGCCAATCGAAGTGAGTTCGACTGGTCTTGTGACAATCACAAGCGCTGGCGGCAACATTCGATACACCGTAACAGATGGAACTATTACCGCTCGGCTTGGTGTTGATTCAGGTGTGAGGGCGTATGTTGGCTCTCAATCCGCTCATGAGTGCGCCATTCGCACAAATGGGAGTGACAATCTAATTGTCGATGCGAGTGGAAACACAAAATTCAACTCAGGCTACGGCTCTGTTGCCACTGCCTACGGTTGCCGCGCTTGGGTGAACTTCAACGGCACTGGCACTGTGGCGATTCGTGCGAGTGGCAACGTGTCGAGTATTACTGACAACAGCTCTGGCTCATACACAGTTAACTTCACGACTGCAATGCCTGATGGTGCTTATTCAGCATTGATTTCCGCACGGCGTGCTACAACAAACGATGTTATCTATGCCGCGCCATACGGCGCGTATACAGGAATCGGCTTTTCAACAAGTTCTTTTTCCATCCGTGTTTGGAACTCTGCCCTAGGAGTCGAAGACCCAGATTTGGTTTCAGTAGCTGTTTTCCGCTAATCAGGAGCAACCAACATGACACAACGAATCATCTATCAAACGGACGACGGCGGCGTCGCAGTCATCATTCCAGCACCAGAAGCTCTTGAGCAATACGGCATTGAAGCTATTGCACTCAAAGACGTACCCGCTGGCAGGCCGTTCAAGATCGTAGATACAGCAGACATCCCAAGTGACCGCACATTTCGCGCAGCGTGGGAAGTTGACGAAGCCACACTGACTGATGGCGTGGGTGCAGAGTCAAATGAATTTCCAGAGGTGACTGAATGATTACCGTAAACATCGACAAGGCAAAAGCCATCGCGCATGATGTGCGCCGTGCTGCAAGAGCCGAAGAATTTAAACCGCTTGATGAAGTCATCATGAAGCAAATCCCAAACACTGATGTGCAAGCTGTTGAAGAAGAGCGCCAAGCCATTCGCACTAAGTACGCAGAGATGCAAGCAGCGATTGATGCCGCATCAACTGTTGAGCAAATCAAAGGAGTGATGCCATGAGCCTCGCACGTTATCTCTCAAAACTAGCTGCAAGGCTGTCTAGCGACGGCAAGGTGCCAACAAGCGCACTTGGCGCTGGCGCTGTGTTGCAGATCGTTAGCGTCACAAAGACTGATACATGGTCTGCAACTACGCAGACATTTGTTGACATTACTGGACTTGCTGCGACTATTACACCAAGAGATGCCAACAGCAAGATACTTGTTATTGTTGATTTAGCCCTTGGCCCAGAGGCGTCGAACGCATCTATTCCTCGAATCCTGCGCGACTCCACGCCTGTCTATGTCGGTGATGCTGCTGGTGTTAGACCTCAAGGCTTGGGTCAGGCGTACAGCGGTAACGCTGCTGGCACAGTGCGTCATGGAGGAGTTTTTGTTGACAGTCCAGCGTCTGCATCGTCAATCACATACAAAGCGCAGTTGCGTTCGACTGGGTTGGTAATTCAGTACGTCAACCGAACCAACAGGGATACGAACAGCGCTGACTATGATGCTCGCGGTGTGTCGTCAATTACTCTCATGGAGATCGCAGGATGAACCACTTAGCAATTTACGCGCTCTATCCGCAGGTCGTCACAGTGGACGATGGGACTGGTGCTTTCGATGCACAAGGCAACCAAGTTGAGATCGACATGGCTGCTGTCAATGCGTGGGTCAACCCTGAATCACACAAGGTGCTTCGTGAGCGCGAATACCCACCAATCACCGACTACCTCGATGGCGTGGTGAAGGGCGATCAAGCACAGATCGACAAGTACATCGCTGACTGCCAAGCGGTCAAGGCTAAGTACCCCAAGGGCGCATGATGGACAACCAAGCTCTATTCAACATTGCAGTCGCATGCGCTGGTGGCCTTGCGCTGTGGGTCTTGAACTCGATGACGCGCCAAATCCAAAAGCAGGATGACAAGATCACTCTGCTTGAAGAGCGACTGTCAAACCTCAAAGACACACTGCCGCACGACTATGTGCAAAAGCAGGACTACCGCGAAGACATCAAAGAGGTGAAGGAAATCCTTCGCCAGATTTTTGACAAGCTCGACAACAAGCAAGACAAGGCTGCGTGATGTGGGGCCAGAAATTATGCTCGCCCTTCAAGCCATGCGTGGCGCGTGGGCTGGCATTCAGTTCTGTTGTGATTGCCTTCGCGAAGGGTCTGTTGAAATCCAGCGCGTCAAAAAGACAGTCGAAGGTGGAGTCACTGACGCAAAGAAAATCTACGCCGAAGTCACTGGGCTTTGGGGATGGTTTAAGAGCCTTTTCGGAGGCGCAAAGCCAACTCCGCAAGCACAAGCCGCAGCAACACAGCCAGCAGGAAATCAAGCGCCTACAGCGGCAGCTAAACAAGCTGGAAAGAAGTCTAAGAAAAATGACGAGTATGTCGACCACATCCCAAGCCAAGATGAAATTGTTCAACAGTTCATTGGCCATGTCGGTGACTGGTTTGACAACTACCACACGCTGAAAACGTACACAGAGAAACGATACGCAGAAGTTTTTGGAAAGGACGACATTGACCAAAAAGAAGTGCTAGAGCTGACGCAGTTGCAGGTTGAGATTGACTCGGCCTATCCAGCACTCATGAGCCTGATGACCACCAACGCGCCTTGGCAACTTGGCCCGATCTGGTCGCAGTTCAAAGAGATGCAAGACAAGGTCAAGGTTGGCCAAGCAGCTCGGCAGATGAAGCAAAAGCGCGAGAAGGCTGCGCGTGAGGCGCGTGAGTTCCGTGAGCGGCACTACCGCATTGATCGCAACGTCACTGTGTTTTTTATGCTGCTCGGCATTTGGTACTTCTGGATGTTGATGGCGATTGTTGCCAATGTCTAAACCAGAAAACTTCGGCGTGATTGTGTTCTTGGGCTTCTTGGTCATGTGCCTTTGCACGGTCATCTTTTGGGGGCTGCTGAAGTTTGCAGTGCAAGATGGTGAGCGAACAAGAGACAGGCGCGAAAACCAAAAGGCTGCACTTGCATTGCGCGAAAGTCGTGAACAGTTGGAAAAATTATTGAAGACGGTGAAGGCCACCGAGAAAGGCGAAGAGTGAGATATGTACTTTTGATGATCGCGCTGGTCGCATCGATTTTCATCTTTGGTGAAGACCGTTATCGCTACCCATGCCAGAACCCACGCAACTGGGAAAACACAGAATGCAAGCCACCAATTTGCACAGTCGAAGGCACATGCCCAGACAAACTACTTCCACCTGAAATGCTATCAAAGGACGACAAATGACATTCGCTGAAAAATTCAAAAAGATCATGTGCATCATGCTTGGCATTGATGGCCAGCCCTTCATCCCTGAAGAGCGCATGACCGTTGAACAAATCCAAGTGCGCGTGTGGGCTGTTGTGATTTTGACCATTGCGTTTG